AAACTATCCAATCAGAAATTCTTGAAGGTAAACACCCAGATTTAACTGGTAAGTATGTTGAAGCAACTACACAGTTTCATAGTGGTAGAGTAAAAGCGGCTGAAGTTATCAATAATATTAATGTTGCATTAGAAGCAGGTGAATATGATATTTCAACAATGCAACTAAACGATTTTTATAAAAAATATATCCCTGACTTTGATGGACAAGATACGTCTTTCATGGCAGGTTTTGGTTCAAACTTTAATTATTGGAAAGCCAAACAAGCAGAAAAAGATGCTGTAGAAAGAGGCGAGATAATAAGAGACCAGAAAATTAGTGACGTTAGAACAGTGTTATCTAACATACCTGATGAAGATTTAGAAACAAGATATGTCAATGAATGGAAAGCCTTTGGTACAACACTGCGTACAAGTGATAACGAAGGTGTAACTCAATTTTATACTAATGAAGAATTGATGATAGCTTTAAGACAAGACGTAGCTTCTTTAATTGATAGTGCTGATACTCCTGAAAAAATAGAAAGAGCCGAAAAAATTATGTCTTTAAATTTAGGTAAAGGCAGAGATGGTACAGAATTAGGTTCATTAAACAGCAGAAAGAACACAAAAACAGATGCTTTAAAAGCGGCATTAATTGCTAAGAGAGATGCTATTACTCAAAAAGTAAGGAGAGATGAAAGTTATAATACAGCTAAAGCTACACAAGCTATTTGGGTAGAAGCCTTTACACCTAATGAAGATGGTACACAAAAATCTACTTTACAAATACAAGAATATTTAAAACAAATTACTATAGCAAGTAAAGGTGATGTAGGAACGATTGAGGCTTTTACTAAATATTTTAACAGTGACCCAGAGAGTAGACAAATTAAAGATTACAAAGGTTCACAAGATTTTTTATTAAGTATTTCTATGGGTGGATTTGAAACTCATGCAGAGATGATGAAAGAAATGGTTAACGAAGGCATACCACAAGATTTATGGGCAAAGGCAAATGCTAGATGGGATAGGTATGAAGCAGAATATCAATCAGGTGGATTAAAACCTATTCAAGATACTGACCACCATTATGTAAATACTAAAAACTCTATTGTAAAACAAGTTACAGAAAAATATACCAAAAGTGATGATGGCACTGGAACAGCACAAGCGGCACAAGCTGATGTTTTAAGATATGTGGATTTTGAAATTGAAGAACAAGAATTGAGATGGAAAGCAGAAGGTCTTGATGTTACTTCTAAAATGAGAAAAGATTTTATTGCTGAAATTGAAGCCTATGCAATTAGAACATGGACAGGTAATGATGAAGATGTATTTAAAGCACCTAAAACACTTGATATGCCAGAAGTTCAAATGCAAAATGAGTTTGATGAAATTGATAAAGAAATAGAAGAAAGAAATATTAAAGCACAGCAAGAAACTAATGACACTGTAATATTTCAAAGAGATGCAGGTGATGGTGTAGCAGACGTTACCCTTAGTCAGTATGTTAATGAAATTACTGAAAATATTAAAAAAGCAGGAAAACAAGATTTCTTACTTGCTCCTAGAATTGAAGGAATTATATCACAAGAAAAATTTATAGAACAAGTAAGAGACCCTAAATTTCAAACGTATATACAAGAAATTTTAGGTTCAGAATTTAATGGTGACATTCTTTCCGCTATGAGTGAAGATGATTACCGAACTATTCTTATTAATATGACTACTTCATTGGGTTTGATGAAAGGCACAGATGAAGAAAAAAATGCAAATCTAAATCAAATACAAGAGTTGTTATTTAATGTTTACAACATAGAAGGATAACATGGCTACAAAAATAGACTTCAGTACAAAGAAAAAAACCAAAGTAACAGATGCGATTTCAGCATCATCAACAATCTCCAAATTAAGAAAAGTAACAAGTGAAGAAGAAGCACTAGAAGAAATTAAAACAGAAGAATTTTATAATACGCTAAAAAGTTATTACACACATAGAGATGGTGAAAGTGAAATTACTGCAAGAGGAAATAATGTATTTGCAGAAATGTCTCATGCCGATTTATTAGAATATTTTTACAATGACAGGTCTTGGAGAAACAATAACACTGGCTCAATGACTAAAGATTTAGCTAACGCATTCACTGACAGTGCAGAAAGAAATGCACAGTTAGGTTATATATCAGCTACTTATCACGCATTGCCATCATTTTGGGACGACCCAAATAGAAGTTTTGGTTCATGGTTATATGACAATGGTGGAGCAATGATAGCTGACCCAGTAAACCTAATATCTTTTGGTATTGGAGGTCAAGCCGCTAAAGTTGCTTATAGAAAAGGTTTAACAGAAGCCCTTAAAGGTAGAGTGGCAGGAGAGATTAATAAACAAGTTTTAGAAGAAACAGCCAAAGTAGCTAGTAAAGAAGCTATGGGAAAAGCTGTAATGAAAGGTGCATTAGTAGAAGGCAAAATTGGTGCAGTAGTAGCAACAGCACAAGACACTATGCTTCAAATTACAGAAATTAAAACAGGTGTAAGTGATGGCTATAGTCTTAAAAGAGGTGCATTAGCTACAGGAGCAGGATTTGGTTTTGGTACAGTTTTTGGAGGTGCGTTTTCTTATGGTGGTTTTAAATTGGGAATAAGAGGAAGTAAAAATACAGCAGTTAAAAACTTAAAAGATATCCACGATTATGGTAGAAGTGAAATTACAGGTAAAAGATTATTTCAAGATTTAGCAGAACCTAAACCTGATAAAGCGTTATATAAAAATCTTGATAAACAGACTGTCGAAAGACTTACAACTGAAAGCAAACTGACTGGTAACAGTATTGATGAGAAAATTGTAAATTTAAGAAAAACTATAGGAACAGGAAAGCCACCTGAAGAACTGCTTAATTTCTACAAGTATCCTAAAAAAATAAGAGTGCATCTAAAAAACCTTGCAGACCAAATGGTCAGGGAAGGTAAGATAATTGATGATGTTGTTTCTGAAAAATACGCAATAGCACAAGCACAAGTCTTAGGTTTAGACAGTGATGCAGTTTTAGCTTTAGGTAAATCAAGAGCAAAAGCAGATAGATTATTGTATGCTGAAATATTAGCACATGGAGATTTATTAGCTAAACAAAGTGATGACATAGTTAAGCTAGGTAATGATTTGCACAGACTAGATATAACTCCTGATGAAGAAGCAAAAATATTAGCAGAATTAAACATAAGACAAAACATTGCAGGTGAAACTTTAATTAATCAAAAAGAAATTACTAAAAATGTTGCAAGAGCCATGAGGTTTATGCAAGTAAACAAAGATGGTACTAGAGCCGCAGAGTTAAAAATAAATCCTGAAGACCCTGCAATGGCAACTTTAAAAACAGGAAATCCAAAAGAATTTTATAAAGCAATAGCTAAACTACATGACACAGACCAAGTTATTATGGCATTACAGAATGCTAGAAAAGTAGATGGTTGGGATTTAACATCAGAATTTATAAACAATAACTTGCTATCTTCTCCTGACACACACGCAATTAACATTGTGTCTGGGCTATTTCAAACGCAGTGGAAACCTTTAACTATGTTAGTTAGAGCCGCTTTTTTAGCCCCCCAAGATAGTAAAAGAGCAAACACATTGGCTAAAGAAGCGTTTGATACTTATATTCACCAATTTTATTATACTAAAGACGCATTGTTGGCGGCTAAAAGAGGTTTTATGGAAGGCAGAGGTATTCTTGATAGTAAGCAGATGAAGTTTGATAACAACATTAGACAAGGGCAACTACAAAGATGGCTACAAGCTACAAGTAGACTTCTTACTGATAGAATGGGAATAGTAGGAGTAGGTCTTGATAAATATGTTGCTAGACCAATAGGTTACGCAACTACATTTCCTATGAGAATTTTAAGTGCAGGTGATGAGTTTCTTAAAACTATGACTTACAAAGCAAGAATGACATCTCAAATTAATTCACAAATAAGAAGTGAGACAGGTAAAGGATTTTGGAAAGGTGTAGTCAATGATGACGAGTTTAAAGTAAGATTTAAAGAAATAGAAGCTGAGTATCAAAAATCAGGTTCAGGGGGTGCGTTAGAGACTGTGGACATGCCTAGTAAAAACATAGCAGACGTAAACAAATTACAAGTCAATGACCCATTACAATATGCTAGAGAAAGCACATACACTCAATCAGCTTATTCTATTGACCCTGCAACAGGTAAAATGGAAGGTGGAATTACAGGTGGTGTATTATCTTTTACAAGTAAGCATAGATGGACAAGAGCATTAGGTTTACACTTTATTAACACACCTTCTAACTTAATTAAATGGAATTTTGAACATTTACCATTGGCAAACAAATTAGTTTTATCTACAAGACATGCTTTAAAAAAGGGTGCAGATGGTAAATATTTAAATGTTGAAGCGGCGGCAGAAGCCAACGCTAGAGCAACTATGGGTTTTGCACTGTGGTCAGGAGCATTTAGTTTAGTATCAGCAGGTAAAATAACTGGTGGTGGTTCGAGAAATTACAGAGAAAATACTGAAAGAGAAATGTCTACAGGGTGGCAACCTTATTCTTACAAAACAAATGATGGTAGATATATTCAGTTAAATAGAGCAGACCCAGTAATGATGCCTTTCTTTATTATGGCAGATTTGTTTGACAGCATGGGTAAATTTTTTAGATACAGTGAAGACATACCTGAAGCTGTAGAAAAAGATATGACAGAGTTATCTATGGGAGTTTTAACTTCTTTATTTAGAAATCTTAATTCTAAATTCTATATGAAAAATATAGTTGAAACTGCAAACTTTTTCTTTAGTGATGATTTTGTTTCTACAAGGTCTCCTGACAAAGTAAGTGCTTCTGTACTAGCTAGAGGTATTTATAAACTTACACCATTGTCAGGTTTATTAAGATATGGCAGTAGAGTAGAAGAAGATTATCAAAAAGAATTATTTACTCTAAATGACAGGTTGTTAGCTTTAAATCCATTTAAAGGTAAAGATGGTATCATGCCTAAACGTAATATGTATGGTGAAGTTATTGATAGAGACAATGGTTGGCTATTTGGTTTAGGAGGTAAGTCTGGTTTATGGTCTTCACCATTTGCTATGACTAAAACTAAGAACCCCATGCTACAAAAGTTTTATGAAAATAGAGATTTTGATTACAGACCACCTTCAAAAATAGATAGAAAGTCTGGTGTTGATTTAAGAACAATTAAAAATCAAACTACTGAACAAACTGCTTATGACAGGTGGAGAGAGTTAACTGGACAAGTTCAATTATCTTACGGAGGTCAAAAATACACACTTAAACAATTAATTGAAAATGTAATTCAAGACCCTAAAAGCAAACTTTATAAAAAAGCTGATGGTACGATTGCAGGTAGAGATGAAAGACAGAAGTTTATCTTAGAGTTTGTTCACAAGGCAGAAGCAAAAGCTAAAAAACAATTACTTAAAGAGTTTCCTCAAATCAAAGACATGCAAAAAGCTAGAAAAACAATTTCTAAGAATGCAAAGAAAAAAGCTAGGAAAAACTACATTGAGATACTAACTCAATAAAGTACCCCTTTTAGAAGAATTCAACCCAAAATAAGGATAATTACACATGGCAAATAGTTTTGTACGTTACACAGGTAACGCTAGTACAACAGCTTTTTCCATTCCATTTAGCTATAGAAGCACTGGAGATTTAACCGTAACTATTTCTGGGTCAGCAACAACTGCTTTCACTCTAAATGCGGCAGGAACTACTTTAACATTTAACACTGCTCCTGCAAATGGGTCAGCTATTGAGATTAGGAGAAAAACTTCACAAACTTCAAGGCTCACAGACTATGCGTCTGGTTCAGTTCTTACTGAAAATGATTTAGATACAGATAGTGAACAGGCATTCTTTATGTCACAAGAAGCTATTGATGATGCTAATGATGTAATTTCATTAGACAATGCAGATTTCCAATGGGATACTCAAAATAAAAGATTAAAAAATGTTGCAGACCCTGTAGACAACACAGATGCTGTTAACAAACAATTTATATCAGCTAATTTACCTAACATCACAACAGTTTCAGGAATAGCATCTGACGTTACAGATGTAGCCAATATAGCTGCTGATGTTACATTAGTTGCAAA